AAGCTTGCCTTCGCCCTGCGACAAAAGCTCTACAAAACGCTCGCCTGCGGTCCCGCCGAAAATCTCATCCGCGACCCGGATTTGTGCCGCACGGTCGAGGTCTTCCATTCGCCCGATGATTTCCAGCATCAGATCGGACGGGTCTTCCAGACCACGCTTTAGATCGTCTGCGCCATATCCTATGCGTTTGAACGCCTCGGCTGCGGGACCAGCGCCCGTGACAACAAATTCATCCGCCCGAAGGTTCAGTTCTTTGAACCCATCAACCAAAGCATCCACGCCAATCCGGTTTTGTTCAGCTACGAATTTCCACTCTTGAAAGGCTTGCGTGCCCAGCCCGGACCGCTTGGCCTCGTCCCCAATCTCGGCAATGCCCTGCGTGATTTCGTGCAAGCTCCGCGTCACGCGCACCGCCGCTGTTGTCACCACTCCCACCGCAAGGCCTGCAACCATACCTTTTCCCAGCCCGCCAATTTTGGCAGAGGTCGTCGCCAGAGCGCGATTTATAGCGCTGGTGGATCGCACCATATCCCGCTCCATCGCTTGGGTCGCCGTGTTGGAATTACGCCGCAAGCTTTTGTAGGACCGGGTACCGATCCCTTCGGCCTTCTTCATGCGTTTTTCAAATTCAGTTATCCGCGCCTCTAGCGCCACGATCAGCCGTTCTTCATCTGCCATCTAGGCCACCCACATATCATCTGTGAACCACTCTTGGTTCGTTGTCATACCGCCTTCATCCGAAGCACAGCGGGCCACGGCCATCGCTGCCGCAACCGCCCCGTCGATCTTGTCGCGGCTCTTGCCTTTGTGGAACGCACGGTTCCCGGCGCTGTCCGTTCGCACTTCGATATTGCCGAAATTCCACCGCAGGATCGGGTGTCCGCCGTGCCTGAATCGTCGCCCCACGATTGCCCGTTCCAATTCCTTGACCGCCGGGGCCATCGAAACCCAACCCTGCCGAAACTCCACCGCTGGAAACCCGTCTTCCAAAAGGTTGTTCAACATGTTTCTGGCAAGGTGCGGATCAAAGGCGACCTCACGCACGTTGAACCGCGCGCACAGTTCACGCACCTGGTCCTCCACCGCCCTGAAATCGACCACGTTCCCCTCGGTCGCTAGGATCAGTTCTTTCTCCGCCCAAACCGTGTAAGGCACGCCCGATAAATCTTCCCGCCCTCGGATATTGTCTTCGGGGCAGAAAAACCAAGGATGCACCTGATACCCGTCCGCGCCATCGCGCCAACAGGCAACGATGACCGTCAGGTCCGAATTGCTGGACAGGTCCACCGCCAGCCAACATTCCGCTTGCGAAGCTTCCAGATCATCCAAGTCAACTTCGCCTTGGCCCTCGTCATAGATCGCCATTTCCACGAATGGATCGGTCGCGTGGTCCAACCAGATATTCAGGTTCAATTGGCGAAAGGCTTCACGATCACCAATCCGGCGAGACCCTTCCTTGGCAAGCTGCCGCAACCCTTCGATATCGGGATAACCGTGCCGCAAGCCGGGGTTCACCTTGAACCAAATTTCCTCGTCCTGCCAATCGCAATCCCGATCAGCTTCAAAGAGGACAGGTAGGATCGACGGGTCATCGACCTCCCCACGTGCGACCTTGCGGGCATCATCAACGATATCGTGCGCAATATTTTCTTTGCCCCGGCCCGCTGTGGTCGCGACCACCAAAAGGGAACCGGGCGTCTTCACCAGACCAGACCGCAGAACGTCCCATAGGTCGCGCTTTTTCCAAGCGTGCAATTCATCGGCCAGGACAAAGACAGGCGTGCGCCCGTGTTGCGTGCCCGCGTCGGCTGAAATGGCCTCACAGAAGGAACGCAGCTTTGGATAGGTGATCCGGTTGCGGTAATCCAAGGTGCGCACGTGTGGAGCAATTTTCGGGTGCGCCGTCATCAGCCCCCGCAATTCATCATAGGCAATCCGCGCCTGCTTGCGATCCGATGCCGCCGTGATGACTTCCCCGCCGGGCGTGGCCTCGGGTCCGACCGTGTGCAGGGCTTCCAGAGCCGCCGCAAGGCTGGTTTTCCGGTTGCCCCTCGGGACCAGGATCACCGCTGTTTTGACGATCCGCGTGCCGTCCTCATGGCGCGGGCCATAGATGCGCCGGACAATCCGTTCCTGCCATAGATCAAGCTGGAAAGCCTTGCCGCTCTTTGGGTGCCGCAGCATCCGCAGAAACTTCACAGCGCGTTCCCCGTGCCCCATTGGATCAGCGATATCGGAACCGTCATAAATCCAGTCAGGAAATGTCGAGGGGGTTTTCGTCGTCATCGTCCTCGTCCTCCCTGATTGCCGGGCGGGACCGCGAAACAGGCGTTAGCCCAAGCTCCGCCGCCAGAAGGCGCGCCCGTGTCATGGCGTCCGATTGGATGCCCACCGCCGGGTTGCGTTTCAGCGCCCCATCATAATTCACAATATGGCCGTGCAGTTGCAGGTGCCGATCCATTTCCCGCACCGTGCCAATTGCCAAACAGTAGTTTTCAAGGCTACCCAGATCAGCCACGGAAAGAATGCGCCGTTTGGCAAGGATCGGCATGACCCGTCCCCATTCTGCCGCTGCGTCTGGGGCCATCCAGTCCGGCGATCTCAGATCGGTAATCGCTTCTGGATCGATGCGCATTTCGGGCTTGATACCGCGCATCATTCCAGCCGCTCCGCGCGAAGCTCCAAACCCTTTCGGCGGCCGATTTTCACAATGTCCTTTAGGTTGTAGACCTCCCCGTCAAAGGCGATGCGATCAGCGTTGGAAATATCTGCAAGGTATCGGGTGCGAAAAGCCAGAATTGAGGTATCTACCGCGCCATAATTCTGGATAAACTCTTCTGTGGATTGCTCCACGATTTCGGCCCGCAAGGTCGCGTGATCGGTCCAGTCCTCAACAACACCACCATATTCGTCCACCGTCGAAGTGAACCGCTGCACCGTGATGACATGTGCCATTTTCCCGGCCTTCATGACGTCACCTCTGCAACCAGGACTTCGACCATGACCACGCCATGCGATGTTTCCCCATCGGGGTCGCGCAGGGCGCGGATCGTCGCCACAAAGCAATCCGCCGTGTGATACCCGGCGTCCAAAGCCAAACGCCCCGCGTGGATCGCAGTGCGGATTTCACCACAGATCGCCTTTACCGCGATCAGGTTTGCGTCCCGCTTCCAGACATGCAGGGTATGAAACACCCGCGAATGCGACCGTTCAAAGCTGGTGCCTTCGTCCACCACCTGCGTTTCGCCCAGGACAATTGAAGGCGAAGGGGCTGGACGCTCGTTCCTGTCTAGGATCGCAGCCGCCGGCACCAGGTCCGTAACAGCCGCCGTCGCCACCAACCGCGCCCGGATCGCCTTTTGGACAGTCAGATCAACGCTCATTTGGCCGTGTCCTTTACAGCTTTAGAAATGGCTCGCTTAATGCGGTTTTGCGCTCGCTTCTTGCTGATGCGGAATGCGGGCCAAAAGAAGGGCTGCGCCGGATGAGCGGACGTGCCGTATTCCTGCAAATGTGGATACCGAACCTCGGAGTTTCCGACTGTGATAACCGCCTGATTTTCAGGAACGGTCATGGACCCGCCGGGTTGCGAGTAAGGCGGCGTTGTTTGCAGTGGCCCGGTCACTGCGATGCTGTCTTTTAGATCGCCCTCATCCTCTGGTGCCAGCTTGCGCATCGTGTCGGCAATTTCCTCGGCAGATTTCAGCAATGCAGGCGTCACCGTCTTGCGCACTTCCTTGGGGATAGCCCGCATCCGGTTCTTGAATCTTTGAAGCCCGCCATCATCCATCAGAAGGTAAACTCCCGGTATTCGGTGACAATTTCCCGGACGCCATAGGGCACTTCCCGGTGCCCCTCTCCTGCGGCTTCGCGGATTTCATACCACCACGCCGCAAGCTGGCTCACGGCCTCCACCAGCGAGGGTGGAATAGGATCCTGATCAACCCCGCCGTAGGTGTCTTCGATCACGAACCCTAAAAGTCGCTCAATATGGTTCTGCGCCGCCGCGATCAGGCGGGTCAAAAGAGCATCATCAGCGGTTCCGATATCGTCGGTGAACGCCAAATGCTCTTTCAACTGATCAAGGGTCAAAATCGCCACTTGGATCAAACCCCGCTTGCCGCATTGACGCGGGTGATCTTGGTGTTGATCCAAAGCGTCGAAGCCAACTTGATAACCTGGTTGGTTTGATCGAGCTGCTCCGTTGCAGACGCCACCGCTGCAAGAAAGTATCGCTCGGAAGGCGTGCCGCCCGATGGCGCATCGTTGAACGCGATCTTAATCGCATAATCGCCGTCTGCGCCATCATCGGCTTCGGCAGCGATCAACGCAACCTGACCGGCATCTGCGTAGTCTCGGCCAAAGACCGTTTCCAACGTTCCGGCATCCCTTGTGCCCTTCAAGCGCTGCACGCGGTTGTATTCCAGCCCTCTGAAGACGATTTCTTCCGCCGTATCACCAAAGGAACCCAGGGTTTCCAGTTCTCCAACCTTAACGAATGTCAGAGCTTCATAGGCCGCTGCATTGACGGGTTCTGTTGCCTGGGGTGTGGTACAGATGTGAATGGACGCGCCATTTGCTGCATAGATCATTTCAAGTCACCTCGTGGTGTTGCGCCGTTCCATCCGTTGCTTGGTGCTGGAATGACATTTTTGACAGAGCGGCTGCCAATTCGACTTCCGCCAGAAAAGCCCGCGATCCCCGCGATGCGGTATCTTGTGATCCACCACCGATGCCGTTGCGCCGCAGAAGGCACAGACCGGGTGAAGGTCGAGGAAATTTGCCCGTTCGCGTTCCCATCGGCCCGAATAACCTCTGGCGCTGGAACTTGGCCGGTTGCGGTCGGCACGGGCCTTGCGCTCGGTCTGCCGTTTCTTTTCGCATGAACACAGCAGACCCGGCGGTATCCGATAACCACACGCACAGGCTCTTGGCCCTTTGCTCGGCATAGGCACCTCCGCTGGTTGCGGACGGGGAAAACGCAAAGACGCCCCCGTCCGCTGCGATCTTGCTGCCCTTGACCCTCTTCATGGCCAAGCCACGCGGGACGAAGGGAGGGCAGCTTGTCGTTTTTGGGCTGATCGCTTCGCCCGCAAAGGAGATGTCCCGCGTATTCATGTTCACGATACCGGCTTATCCAGCGGGTCGAGAATCGCCACAGCACCGGCGGCGATACTGGTGCCCCCGGCCTTGGTCAGGACAAGGCGCACGTAGCGCTTGAAGCCCGTGTAGCCGAACCGATAAGCGGTATTCGCTTCCAATGTTGCCGGGGCAGAAGTCATAACCTGCGCCGTATCAACGTCGGTGAAGTCGCCGCCCGTGGTCGTGTCGCTTTCCTGCACTTTCACACTGAAATCGCCGGATGAAACGATTGCTCCGGTGTTCAACACAAAGGCAACTCGGCTGGTATCTTTCAGATCGACGGCAGCGCCATCCACCGATGCGGATTGGACCGCCGGGGCAATGGCGGGAACCGCCGTGATGTTTGAATAGAGATCGCGCATTGTTTTCGTCCTTAGCTGGTTGCCATTTTCAGTTTGCGGAACCGTGCCGCCTGGGTGATCCGACCACCAACCCGGCGGGTCGCATGGATGCGGGTCACGCCCTTGGTCGCGAGGAGATACGGGTTTACCAGCAGGCTCATGGCCAGCCGATCAACGATGCGATAGGCAGAGAAGTCGCCGTAGAGGATCGGGAACGAACCGCTCTCAAGGTCCGGCATATCCACCGCCTCAATTACCGGACGGCCAAGGATCGTTTCCGGCTGCCCAGCCTGGAAAGAGGGCTGCCACAAATAACGGCCATCCCCATCCTTCAGGGTCCGAACGATGCCAAGCGTCGTGCCGTTCATCATCCATGTGCCTGAATTGCGATAAGCCGCAGGCATGGCGTACATCAGCTTTACCAATTGATCAGGCGCAAGAACCGTCGCATGGCCGTTCAAGGTGTGATCAATCTCGGCATGGGTCATCAACCCTTCAGGCTGGCCAACGCCGGTGCCGTTGACGAAAGCTGAACCTTCTTTCTGGCCAAAGTCCTCAGCAAGCGCCGCACGAACCTCGGCCTCGGCAGTGCCGCCGCTATCGGCCAATAGTTCGTTGGAAATATCGACGTAGGTCATCAGTTTGTGCGCCGGAACTTCAAGCTGGCCAAAAGTGACCGTGCTTTCGGTGCTGTCTTCCGTTTCGCCTTCCCATTGCGCGTTGGTGATGCCCGTGCGCTTGGGATACTTCACAGAGGAGCTTGCGATGTTGCGAACGCTGGCCACGCTACGAACCGGCGAAAATTCCACCAGGTTGCGGATAAACTCTGTGCTCATTTCCGCAGGGGCCAGATAGCCGCCTTGCTCGTCATTCGAAACGGTCAGAGCCTTGATCTCATCCGCCGGTGCATTCGCGCCCAACCGCAAATAGGTGCCAAAGGCCTTGCGCTCGTCGGATGGATCATCCTCAGCCTTGCCACCGCCAGCACGGTTTGCCTTGGCTTCGATCTTGTCCAGACGTTCCACGATTTTGGTCGTGTCGCTCTTTTTCTCAACCTCTTCAAAACGGTCGTTCACCGTCTTCGTCAGGTCATCCAGCGCCTTGATGACGATGCCATTTGCGTTGTCGTCTTCGTCGCTCTTGATTTCAAAGTCCTGAAAATCTTTCATGGTTACCTCTGTGATAGCGCCGCTGCGGCGCGATTGATTTGTTCGGCAAGGCCAAGAGCCTGAACCGCTGATTTCGCCGCAGTCACGCGGGCACCGGGATGCATTCCAAGGGTCACTAGGGACGCTTCCAGCAATTCCAGTTCGGTGATTGTCCGCCCCCCGCCGCTGCGCCGGTCTGCTTTCTTAGTGCGGAAACCAATGCTGATCCCGCGCACGGCACCGGATCGAACCAAGGCGCGAACCTCGCGAGCGCGGGCAACGTCATCGACAAGAAGACGGCCCTTAAGGTGCAGACCTTCGTCGCCTTCCTCGGCCACGTCCCAGACGCCAACGGGATCGTTTTGATCATGGCCAAAGAGCATCGGCAGCGGCAAAGCGGTGCCATTGAAAGCGCCCTTCTGGATCATGTCGCCCACGCGGTCAGGTTGCGCAAAAGGCCAAGCCATACCCTCCAACGCGCCGCTATCATCGGATTGAAATTTGGTTTCGACAAAGAGACGGTCCATTAGACACCCCCCCGGAAAGCCGCGTAATCGGCAGCGAACGCATCAACCTGCGCCTGAACCCATTGCGAAGAACGCAGAAGCCGCACGACATGCGCTTGCGTGAACGGCACTTGCTGCCCGTCCTCTTCGATTTCCCAACCCAGAACGCAGGCCGCTAGGCTTTCAACCCTCAGGCGTTCCCGCACCTCGGCAGAGACACGCCCCGAAGGGTCTGCCGCTTCTGCCATCGCATCGGACAGGTTCAATCGCGCCCGGTTCTGCGTTGCGCTATCAGGCCCCGCGATCCGCAGTTTGATGCCGGTCGGCTCACCCGTGGCGGGGTCGTGAAGCTCCAATTCCCGGCCTCGGTCGTGGTCCTGCGCCTCTGCTATGATATGGTTAAGCTGCACGGGGTTTTTCCTCTTCCGCAGGTTCGGCCTTGGTCGGCTCGGTTGTGATGTTTGGATTTGCGAACTCATCCCCGCCTGCATAGGGATTCAGCCCCAGCCAGGACCGCCCCTCATTCGGGTTGATCACACGCGATGAAACCAAGCTGTTGATCACCGTAGAACGGGTGCTCAGATCGGCGCGTGTCAGGTCGTCGCGATCAAAGCGCACGACCTTGCCAGCCTGCTCATCTGGTAGGAACAAGCCCCGTGCCAATGCGCTTTCCAGTGCACGCAGCCACGGTTCCAGCGTGTAGGACAGAAATTCCCGGCCTTGTTGTTCACCGTTGGACCAAGTGGCCCGGTCGTGATCGAACAACATCGCTGGCGGAACACGAAAGGCCCGCGCGATTTCAAGGATTTGGAACTTCCGGTTTTCTAAGAATTGCGCGTCGGTCGAGTTGAGTGTGAACGGCGTAAACTCGGCCCCGTCATATAAAATCGCGGTCTGCCCCCCAGCGTCGTCACCTTCATGGGTCGCTCGCCATGCTTTCCGCGCCTTCTTGATGCTCTCTTCGCCCATGCCTTTTGGAAAGGTCAGCGCGCCGGAAGGCCGCGCCCCACGACCAAAGAGCCGCGCCGCGTGCCGTTCCATGACAAAGGCAACCCCGATAGCTTCACGCGCCAAAGAAAGAGGCGAGCGGCCAAACGGGCTTCGCAAATGAATGATGTTTGCTGAAGGCTCTGGTTGTCCGTTGATCTTGTAGGCGGGTTCGCCAGTGGCCTGGTCATATTCCACTTGGATCACGCCGGGGCGATAATGGATGATCTCCATCGGCCTGCCGTTCACACGGTTCACCCATGCCATTGCGCCCGCGTCATGCGAGAGTGCACCGATCACCAGATCGCGGATGAGTTCGTAACCACTTGTCCAGTCGTTCGCCGCGCCGGTCAGGAGGGCATATGCAGGGTCGTCGATAAGTTCAGAACGCTGATCACCCGTCTTGATTGTGATATCAAGGGATGCCGCCGCTTCGGAAATTACCTGAATTGCTGAACTAACCGCAGGAACCCGAAGCGCCGTTTCGGCATTGATGCTCGCGCCGCTTTCAGTCGGGATAGACCCGAATAATTCCGATAGCCAATCTTCCGGCGCTGCCAGAGATTTGGATTCGGTCGAGGGTTTACGAGAAAAGGGCCACATTCCCACAGTCTGATGGTGTATGACTGCTAAAGGTAGATAGCAGGACGGCGCAAAGCATTGCAAAACCTAGCAAATACTAGCACCGAAAAATCCAGTTTAGGGCAAATCGTGCGCGCTGGACTGCCCGCCGGTTCTTCTAGGGCGCGAGAAAGTTCAGGACCACGCCCCCCCCGGTCTAAATGCCGTGCATACGAGTGCCAGGCGTTTCGCAATACACTCCACCTATCAACATGGAGAAAATTATGACCTACGACACCCGACGCGTAACCTGCCCTATGTGCGGACGACTGCATCACGATGGAAACGCCGGCCAATGGGTCGAATGCTACAGCCATTATTTCTGCCCTAAATGTTTAAGGACCGGCACAACAGAAGGCTTCAACTTGGATCATACTGCCCGTCTGCAAGCACACTTGCGTGCGTGCGGTTTGCCACCAGCGCAGACGAACGAAAACGGCTTCGCGATAATTCCTATTGAGACCGCCCGTATCATCGACGGGCCAGCCACGCGTTAAGCTCCGTCCTCGTCGCGAACCACCGGCCACCACGCTGCCGGACCGGGAAGCTGGTGTCGCGGCGCGTCATGCGCCTTACTGTGTCCTCTGACGTGCTTAGAGCATTTGCGATGCTGCGCAGGCCCCAGAGCTTTTCTGGTCCGTTTGTGATCGCGTCGAAGCGTTGTGGGGTCAGTTTCTTGGTGTGTTGCATTCTGCTCGATCCTTTTCGTCCCAGAGCGGTAAGGGAGGGAAGGGAGATTTCCTAACATTTTCCCTTTTACGCCCTCTTAGACCTCTATCTATATTTATCAATGACTTAGCCATTTTCTTAAGTTGTATGGGAAACTGCCTTCCTTCCCTTACTGCCTTACCAAAAGGCGGATTTTGCCTTACCTTGCCTTACTGCTCCCTTACCGGGACAAAACGTACGGCGTTCTTGTATTCACCTGCACCCATCAACCCGTCACGTTCCCAGCCCAGATGCAGGAGTTCTTGCGCCACCCGTTTGCTTAGGGCAGGGGTCATATCGTGCGGCATGATGCCCATCAGGCTCAGGACTTGCTTTGTCGTCACCTCGGACTTGCCTAGCACCTCGCTTGCGATGGCACTGCGCCAAGGATCGTCAGGGCGGCGCTCAGCAGCCTCAGCCTGCGCTTGCTCCGCAACTTCACCCTCAAGCCACCAGCGTTCGCCAGAGCGGTATAGGGCCACGGCCTCAGCCCACAGTTGGTCACGGTCGCGCTCGATGCCGGGCACGTCGATCTCGCCTACTTTCACAGGCCAGAAGCGCCGCCCGCCGGTTTCGTCACGTTGCCAGTCGTCTTTGTTGGTGGTGCCAGCGAACACGCAGCGGCGCGGTTCCGATACTTCCTCGCGCCCATACGCTGGGCGGAATGTCTCAACTTGCCGGGTGATAAAAGCCTTGATGGTATCGACTTCCTTCCGCATGGCTTCCAGTTCGCCCACTTCCACGATCCACTTACCTCTGAGATAGCTGGAAGCGTCCTTGGTACCCATCTGAGGCAGGGCGTCGGAAAACCAATCAGGCCCCGTCAGAGCCGCCAGAGCGGTCGATTTGCGGCGTCCCTGCCTTCCTTCCAGCACCAGCATGTGATCCGCCTTGCATCCGGGCTTAAAGCCGCGCGCAACGGCAGAGATACACCAGCGCAAGCCCACCTCGGACGTGTAGGTGTTTGCCTCGACCCCGCAGTAGGTCGTCAGCCATTGGCCCAGCCTCGGCACCCCGTCCCATTGCAGACCCTCTAGGAAGTCTGCCAACGGATCAAAGGTCCGATCTCGGCATACCTTGCGCACCGCCGCTTGAACGATTTCCGAACTTGCCTTTGGGAAGCCATTGCGGTTGAACCACGCCTGAGCCGCTGCATAGTCATCATCCTCAATCGGTCGGGGATAGACGCCGCCACCTTGGCCGGGAATTGCTCTCAGCAACACGCGGCGCACGGTAAACTGATTGAATGCCAGGACGCCGTGCCAGTCGCCGTGATCAGTCAACAGCGTGATCGCATTGGCCATGTTCCACATCGGACGGTTTTTCTCGTCCCTGATCAAGTCCAAGTCCTCGTGCCGGTAGGTTAGACCGCTCAGGCGCTTGCCCTCGATCCGGCCCGCGATAACGTCAAATGGATTGTCTTTCGCCATTACGCCGCTGCCCTCCCTGCAAAGTCCCGAAAGGCGCGCTTTTTAGCGCTCGACATGGCGTTGAAGATCGCCACCGCGTAGGCGTCCAGTTCATCCGGGTCGGCAATGTCCGCCCAGAAAGCGGCTTCGTCCACCGGGTCGATGAACGGCGCAATCGGCATCCCAGCGCTATTCGGCAATACCGTATTTGCCACGGCCGCGACTTGCTCAGGCGTCAGGGTTCGCAGCGCCGCATAGGCCAGCGCCGCGCGCTGGTGCGGTTCAAGACGCGCTTCCATAACCACGGGCAAGCCCAGCCATGCGTCGGTTGTATCCAGCCAAGCGGCATAGCCGACGCAGCGGGCCACGCTCTTAATCTCGCGGGGGATTTGCTGAGAAATACTCAT